CCCAAACATTTTCTTTATCTACTAATCAAGCAGTTCAAGTTGATAAGGTAAGTAAATTTGAAAGAACAGTTGAAAAACTACAAGATAAGATGTCTGACATGATGGATAAAGATGAAGATATCATAAGACAACATAAAAAATTATTTGAAGCTTTAGAAAATACTTCAGATTCTTCATCTAGTTATAATTACTAATGCCAAAACCTGTAAGAAAATGGATAGTTCGATTAAGAATGTGGTATGCTGATATATGAGGTCATCATGGACATAGATGGAATTACGAACCATCAGAACATTACTTTGGGAGAAAGAGAAAATAATGATTGAAGTTGTAACAGCACTAATGCTATTTTTAAATGGCACAATGATTGAGCACGTTTATAAACCTGACTTAGGTGCGTGTCTCAAATCGAAACGCATAGCTTCGCATGAATTAAATCCAAAGAGAGTAGTCTTTAGATGTAAGATTGTTAAAGCTAAAATAGAATTAGACGACCAAACAAGATATGGAAAACGTATCCTTAAAATATTAGAATAAATGCATGATGAAGCAGAGTTTGGCGTTGACGATATTAGTGAAGAAAATTATAACCGCATGAAAGCGGAAAATATTAGAAAGGAGAAACACATGGCTAAAAAGAAAAAGAAAAAAGGCAAAAAGAAAAATAAAAAAAATAAGAAAAAGAAAAGATAGTTGAATGATGGATACCATAGGTTTAATTCTACTGTTCTGTTTTATAATCTATGTTATCTATGATTTAAAAAATATATGATAAACGAAAAACTTATAACAATCCTGATTGCTATACTATTAGCACTCGGAGGGTGGAATTTAAAGGAAACATATTCAATTTCAAAGGATATGGTTTTGATTAAGGAGAAGGTGGCGACTATTCAAAATGAGGTATCGAACTTTAAAAATCTTAAGAGCAAGAAGAAACGCAAGAAGAAAAATGAAAACAATTAATGCGTGGGTTCGTTATATAACTATATTCCTTTTCAGTATTTTATTTCTTTTAATCTCAGGGTGTGAAAATACAAGACACTCGATTGGTATCTCAGGTAAACCTTTAAGTACTGACATGGAGCAAAATATTAAGATGAATTATAAAATTATTTTCGGTAAGGTGAGACCGAAGGAAGATGACGAAGATTAAACTTTATGCTTACTTCCTTAAAAAAAGACGTTGGTATAGACGAAGACGAAAAAAAAGAAAATGAAAATAGCTTTGGTAATAACAATATGTGGTATGATGGGATGTCTACCACCTCTTACTCATAATGATTGGACATTTGAAACAGAAGACCAATGTATGTACAAAGGTTATTATCATATTGCGGAAGTTGCTGAAAACTATATGCGGTATCTAGGAGTCCAACAATTCAAAGACCAAAAAATAAAAATGATGTATAATTGTTTGCCTATTGATAAAGTTTTAGAGGTTGAACCTACAGGAACTCCTACTTAGGAATGAAAAACATCCCTTGCAATTTTTTCTAAGTACGTATGTAATTCTGTAAAATTAGTTTTACACTCTCTCAACATAGCTTGTATTACCCCTGCATTTTCCTTTTTAAAATAGACAGGAATCTTATCCATAGGAAAAGTTTTTAATTCACTAATAAACTGTCCTTGATTATTAATAATTAATTTGAAGCCCATTAAATCGGCTTCTTTTTTTTTGGTTCTTTTAGATTTATTTAATTTTCGGTGGGGTCGCATGGGCTTTCCGCATTAAATCAACAAACATTTCATCATCATCTTTATTTGTTTTTAATTTAGTCATTGGTTTATCGCCCTTCTTATATATTTCTACAGTTTTAACTCTAATAGGATTGGTCATAAAAGTAGGAAGTCTTAGATTGTTATAACTTTTAACCATAAAGAATCCATCATCTGCTATACCAAATGTTTGAATATTCTTTATATCCATATCAGGAGAACCCACTAAACATAATCGCATATGATAGACAGTAGGTTTACCTTCAACAGGCTTTCCCTTCATGGAAAAGACTTTACTTTTTTCATCCATATTATTTCTCTCTTATAATACTTTTTCGTAAAGCTCTTATAAGTTCTTCAACTTTATCTATAATAGCAATTAAAGATTTATCTTTTATAAACCTTTGGTCTGCTTTTAATTCATCATACTCTCTTAATGGAATTGTTACAGTTCTTTGTGAAGTAATTTCATCTTCATAAGTAGATGCTGTAGCTCTATCTTGTTCTTCATTCATTATTTTTTAGAGCACTTTCTATCTTAGAAGAGTATCCTTTACTTACAAAACTAGGTTCAGTTCTCACCTCACCTATTACTCCTCCTTGTCCATCATCATCTATTAAACTATCCACACTTGTTGTATGAATTTCATTTAACTTTTCATTGTTTCTAGTTATCTTTTTCTTTAGGTGTTCTTTAAGTTCACCTATTCTTACGTATAACATTTTATCTATCTGCGGAGTAATTCCATACATAGGTAAATCATTAAGAGCAGAAATTATTCTACGAAAACCTCTTGCTCTTTTTTCTAATTGTGTTATAGTACTCTCATTAATCATCATAGTCCCTTTCCAATATCATTTCTAAATAATGTATGGCTTTTTCTATATCCTTCCTCTTCCCTTTTTTTTGATGTCTGCATATATACTTAATAGCATTCCCTTCTGCAAACAAAATTTTATTTTCATTAATAAATTCTGCAGGTTGAATCTTCATAGAGTTATAATGATTCCCATCTACCTGCTTACTTAATGAATCATATGTCGTACCTTTAAACATTCCTTTGTCTGTCATTACATAGCAATTGGACCTTCTTTAGCCATCCTTGCTCTCCTTTTATCTCTTTCTGTGGGTTCTAAGCTATCATTTAAATCATCTATAGTCCAATGAGGATTCTTTTTTAATTTTTTAACTATCCATTTATAAGACCAAGGTTGTAAACGTAATGTTGTACCTTGCCAATAATGAGTTTGATTAGGTAATAATTTAAATACATTCTTTACATTAACTTTCTTTTGTTCATCAGGATTTAATAATCCCTTAAGCCATTCAACCATAATATGTTTAGCTTTGTTTCTTATCTTACTCATTTGTTTTGTATTCATTATTCCAAGTCCATCATAGGTGCAGTAATAGGAGTTGACATATTATAAAAAGTATACTTAACAGTTAGTTCTTCCCATGCCTTTATATTTTTTATAGCAACTAAATTATATTTAGTATAATTCGTAGATTTTAATTCTACTTTCTCACAATTAGGTTTATCTGAATGATTTATAAATCCACCTAAAGGTGTACGAATTAGTTCCCCTTCTATTTTATAATGACTAACACCAAAATTAACACCCTTGGGTTCAAACAATTTTGTAAACAATCCTAATCCTTGTATCTTACTCTTAGCAATTGTAAGTTTAATACATTCATTATCAGGTAATGGTTTATATAAGTCTTTATCTTTTTCCATAAGTTTGTAATTCTTCTGAAAAGTTTTGAGTTATCTCTTCAACATTAGGTTGTCTACTTACTTCAGCTAAGTAAACATATCTATTAGAATATTTAAATACTCTTAATCCTTTACCATCATTAGCATCTTTATAACATTCCCATTTATGTGAACAAAACTGACAACCAATAGGTAAAGATTTATTACCACCTTTAGTTTCAGATAATTGATAACATCTATCAGGTGGTGTTTTACTTTTTAATGTATCCTGTAAAGTTTTAATTAAATTTGGAACATTAGGTTTAGCTAACTCATCAGGTTTATAGAAACAAACATCTCCACTTGATTTATCCATAACCAAGAAACCTCCGCCAGTTGTACCCATCCCTGCTTCATATCCTGATAGCTGGGCATGATAACCAAATGGGTCATCACCAACTAACTCTCCTGTTTTAAATTTCTTAAAACTAAATGATGATGCTGACTTAACATCACATACTTCACCATCTACTGTCGCATCTATATGTCCTTTAATATTATCTATCTCTACATAACCTGTTT